TGAGCGTTCCATCCGTTGCTAGAGCTCGCAATATTATCTGCGGAACTATTGGCTCATTACCTCTCACAACTTTCAATCGCATAACTGGCGAGTATGTAGATCCGCATCGCGTCATTAATCAGCCAGACCCAAGAGTTGCAGGATTCGTAATCTATAACTGGCTTGCTGAAGATATATGGCTATATGGTGCTGGCTATGGCCAAGTCTTAGAAATGTATTCATCAACCGATGGCGGTCGAGTAAGAGCTTGGACTCGCGTCAGCCCAGACCGCGTTACAGTCGATACAGATTTTCGCAACACAGTGATTGAGTCTTATAAAGTTGATGGAATGGCCGTTCCACTTCAAGGAGTCGGCTCGCTTATTCGTTTTGATGGCCCAGATGAGGGATTGCTTCACAGAGCTGGCAAGACAATTGCAGCTGCCGTATATCTTGAGAACGCAGCAGTTAATTATGCTAAAGAACCTGCTCCAACTATGGTTCTTAAATCAAATGGAACTAATTTAACCGCCGAAAGAATTTCATCATTACTATCGGCTTGGAAAACTGCGCGTCAATCTAGATCAACTGCATTTCTTAATGCCGATGTAGATTTAAAAGAATTTGGCTTTGACCCTAAGTCAATGCAGCTAGCAGAAGCCCGTCAGTATGTAGCGCTAGAATTAGCAAGAGCTTGCGGTATTCCTGCATACTTCTTGAGCGCCGAGCAGACTTCAATGACATACTCAAACGCAGTTACAGAGCGGCGCTCACTTGTCGATTTCTCACTTCGCCCAATACTGAAGGCAATTGAGGAACGCCTATCGTTGCCGGACTTTGTGCCTAATCCAGTAATGACGCGCTTTGCACTTGACGACTTCCTACGCGGTAACGCGCTAGAAAGAGCGCAAGTTTATGAAATCCTAAACCGCATAGGCGCGATGAGCGTTGAGCAGATTCAGCGAGAAGAGGACTTAATACCAAATGAAGGTTAATATGCCAATGGCAGTTACAGCTGCCGACACAATCAAGAGAACTATAACTGGGACTATTGTTACTTGGAATGAGCAAGGCAATACCTCAGTAGGGCCAACGGTATTCGCAGCAGATAGCATCGAGATTAAGCCAGTCAAGCTCCTTCTGGAGCACGACCGCACTCGCCCAATTGGCAAAATGGTCTCTCACAATGTAACAAGCTCTGGAATCGAAGCCACTTTTAAAATTGCAAATACTATGGCTGGAGAAGATGCCCTAGTAGAAGCAACTGAAGGGCTACGCGATGGATTTAGCGTAGGCGCTCAAATAAATGAATGGACAAATAACAAAGGCGTAATGCAGATTACCTCAGCAACTCTTGATGAAGTTTCTCTAGTTACTGATCCTGCAATTGATTCTGCTCGCGTAAGCGAAGTAGCAGCATCAGAGAATGAAGAAAAGAAAGATTCTGATTTGGCAACCGCTGATTCAGAGAACCCAACCGAAGGAGACCAAGTGTCCGACACTACCGCTCCTGCTCCTGCCGTTGAAGAAGCGGTAGAAGCAGCCAAAGTAGAAGCTGCAGCTCCAAAGCCAGCCTTCTACACAGCCCCTCGCTTAGAATTTACTAAAGCGAAGTATCTAGAATCATCCGTTCGCGCTCTACTAGGTGACGACAACGCTCGCGCTTATGTTCGCGCAGCAGATGACACAACAACAAACAATGCCGGTTTAAATCCTACTCGCCAGTTAACAGAGGTAATCAACGCGCTATCCGATGGAGATCGCGGTTTTGTGGATGCGCTTTCCAAAGGCGTTTTGCCTGATGCTGGAATGTCTTTTGAGATTCCTCGAATGACTGCCGTTCCAACAGTTGCCGAAGTTGCCGAAGAAGGCGCAATTGGCGAAACTGGAATGACCAACAATTACCTTAGCGTCAATGTAAAGAAATTCGCAGGTGGTCAGGAATTTTCAGTTGAGTTGCTAGACCGCAGTTCGCCTTTATTCTTTGACCTTTTGGTTTCTGAAATGGAGAAAGCGTATTTAAAGGCAACAGATGAATTTGTGACTGCTGCAATTGCACTTTCAACAAACCCATTTGCTTATGCTGCAAACACAGCCGCAGGCGTTGTTGCTTACACCGCAGGAACAGCAGCAGCAATCTATGAGAACTCTCTTGGATTTGCTCGCAACCTTGTTGTTTCACCAACACAGTGGGGCAATATTATGGGCTACAACGATCAGGGTCGCCCAATCTTTACTGCAAGCCAGCCACAAAATGCAGCCGGTGCGCTAAATCCTGGCAGCCTTCGCGGAACAGTTAATGGTTTAAATCTTTATGTTTCAAGATCAATTGGAACTGTTGCAAACACATCTGATTCAGGATTGGCATCAATCTTCACAGTCAATCCAGATGCTTTCACTTGGTTTGAATCATCTCGCTTCCGTCTAGAAACTGCGATGATTGCAAATGGTCAAATCAAGGTCGCTTATTATGGCTACGGAGCGCTTGCGCAGAAAATTGTTGCCGGCATACGCCACAACAACACTCCAGCCGCTTAATCAATAAATAAAAGTGACGGCCAGTCCGCTCCCGAGCTGGCCGCTCACCTAACTGCTTGAAAGGATGACGAGATGCCAACAATAGTTACGGCTTCAGAGCTTAGGACAATTCTTGGCGTTTCGTCATCCCTATATAACGATGCTTATCTAGATGACATAGTAGATGCCTCGGAGAATCTAGTTCTTCCAATGCTAGTTACTTTCCAGAGCAAGATTAACAAAGTAAAGCTAGAAGAAAATATTGCTTACTTTGAGACCGCAACAATTCACGAATTCACCGAAGGCCAATCCGTAATTATTACTGGCTGCGGAGCTCCTTTCAATGGCACTCACACAGTAACCGATGACGAAATTACCGATTATGTATTTACAGTCGCGATCACCAATGCAGACATATTGGAAAAAAATATTATCCCAGCCGGAAACGCTGCGCTATCTGGATTATCGACCTATGTCGGAAACCCTAATGCTGAAGCTGCTATTTTGGCTATCTCCGTTGAAATCTTCCAATCCAGAACCGCAGCAGGCGGATCAATAGAAGGCATTGATTTTGCCGTAACGCCTTACCGCCTTTCTAAGAATTTACTTGCCAAAGTAACTGGCTTACTTGGCCCATATCTCGATGTTGAAACTATGGTGGGCTAATGCCAGCATCAACAATTGCAACAGATGTTAGAGGCGCTATAAAGACTGCTTTGGCTGGTGTCAGCGCTAATATCTATGATGCAGTTCCAGAAGCACCTATAGTCCCAGCAATTATCGTAATCCCAGACTCGCCCTATATGGAGCTAGAGGTCTTAGGCAAAGCAACTACTCGGGTTAAATTGAATTACACCATAACTGCTTGCGTTGCGTATTTCAGCAATGCCGCAGCTCTTGACAATTTAGAGCAATTGATCATCAGTATTCTTGGAGCGCTAAACGCTTCCAAGTATGAGTTATCAATAGTCGAAAGACCTTCGGTAACAGAAGTAGGAACTACAACCCTGCTAGTTTCAGATATCCGCTTGAGCGTCCGCTACGAGCAAACCGCATAGGAGACCCAAATGCCAACTACAGTAATAACTGGGCGCGATGTAACCTTTACACTCGATAGCGCTGATTACGACGCCCAGACAACAAGCGCAGTCTTAGCCTGCGACACAATTATCGAGACCTATCAGACCCTTGATGGTCGCGCTTATAAGTCCGTTGATAAACAATGGACATTCACAATTGAACTGCTACAGGATTGGGGAGCTGCTAGCTCACTATTCGAGGCAATGTGGGCTGATGCTGAATCAGCACCTAACACCACACTTGCAGTTTCATTTACCGCCGTAACTGGCGCAGTATTTGCTTTCAATGTATTGCCAATCTTCCCAACTGCTGGCGGAGCTGCTCCCGGAGCACTTACCGACACTTGGACGATGACAGTAGTTGGAACACCTACAGAGACCTTCAGCTAAGAGATCGGAGCATCGGGAGCTATGAAAATTTCAATAACAATTAAATATAGCTCGGGCGAGTCAGCAACTTATCAGGCTGGCTTGCCTGAGTGGGCTAAGTGGGAACGCAAGACAGGCAAGTCGATTTATTCTATGAAGGATATATCGGCCTACCAGCAAGCGGACTTCTTAGATCTTGCTTACTTTGC